GCGTCGGCATCCTTTGCCTTAGCCGCCGCGTCAGCCTGCATCTTGACCATTTCAGGCGGGGGCGCGGCCTGTGCGTTTGGCGGGGCCATGAACTGTTGCGGGTTGCTCCACCCGATGGCCTGCAACGCCGCCATGTCGATCGCGATCGGGTCATACATCGACGGATTGGCCGCCTGAAGCTGCTTGAGCGCCATGATCTTCATCACGCGCTGACCGTGGCTCGCCGTGTTCGGATCGGCTTGCGGCGTCAGGTCGCAATCCTCAAGGGCCTTCAAAAACGTCTGCTCGTCCCAAGGATACGACGCCTTCTTATTGCGCTGCCAGAAGCTTTCGGGGTGCTCCTTGAAGCACTCGACCAAAAGCCGGAACTCCTCCGCCTGAGCGGCGTGCATCCGTTTATGAACCGCGTTCATAACTTTCGTTGCCTGCTCGATCATCGCGAGCGTCGTGCCCACGGGCGCATCCGCCCGGCCCTCGCCAACTTGCGCTTCACTTGTGCCGCCGATCCTTTGCCCCGTCTGCTCAATCGCCTCGGCAAGCGACATCAGTCCCGAACCGACATCCTTATACGGGAGCGGCATAATGGCTTGGTTGATAGGCAGACCGCCAGTTTTAACAAGCGCGCCTCCGCCCGGAGGCACGCGAAAGATATTTGTGTTCTGGCGCGCGCCAGTGTCGGCCATGAGGAAGCCGGGAAAATTTGCGTACATGCCAGCGTCAAGCATCTCACGCCACGCGGCGGTAAGAGCATTAGTTGTGTTGCCAAGTATATTAAGCAAACCAATATCGTAGAAACCAAGACCCGGAACGAAAGTATATTTGACAAAGCTAACTCTAGCTTCCGGCAATTCAGCATCATCTTCGTCGTAATTGCGAACGACAGAAAGTATTTTCTTACTCGATACATCAATGGTGACTCTATAGGGGATTTCCAGTCCACTTTCTTTTCCCTTATATTTATGCTCGAAACCCTTGATGTCAAGTTCGCAGTAACACTCGTAGATCTCGCGGTCGCGGTCATCTGGGCTTGTGCTATCGAGCGAAATGCCCTGCTGGTCGCGCTTCTCGCGCTGTACCGCGTCAAGTTCCGGGGCCATGGCCTGCGACAAGTCAACGTCGCGATAAACGCCGAGGATTTGCAGCCTCTTGACCGTCGACGGGCGCATCATAACCCGGTGCGTAATGCGCTTGGCGTTTCGCAAGTCGGTCGCGGCATTGTTCACAATCAGGTCGTCGGCGTCGACCGTTTCGCTGACGGGGCGATTGCGGAGCGGACAATAATAGACCTTCTTGAACGCAGTGCCGCCAAAGCCGAGCATCAACAGCATACGATCGGTGTCGGGATAATACTCGGTCGCGACACTGGTGAGATAGTGGTTCAGGTCGCGCTCGAGGGCGTTGGCGAGCTGGTCCTCGCCAAGGTCGGCGTTATTGTTGTCGTTCCTGATTTTAACCGGTCCATCGGTCGGCAGCAGTTCCGACCGGGCGTTGGCCTGAAACCTTAGCACCGCCTCCTGAAGCAGGGGGTGGCGGACCTTGCTCATGCCCTCGACCGGCGCGCCGTCCGAGGCTCCCTGAAGGCCCGGTATTTCAATCTTCAGGCCCAACAGCTTGATGCCCAGCGCCCGGTCCTCGACCCACTCCTTGCGGCTGTCTAGGTCGTGCTCAATGCCGCGCGTCAACTCATCGCTGATACGGTAGAGTTCCATATCATCGATGTCATCGACAAAGTTCTCGAACCACCCCCGGTCCTTCCGCTCGTCGGCTTCCGACAGGGGCTTGCCGTCAAGGCTAATCGTGACCGACCCGTCGCCGTGCTCGATCTTGACGATGGCGTTGCTATCGTCGAACTGCGGCTGATCCTCCCCATCGTCGACGGCCTCGACGACGACCTCTGTCCCGTCAACGGGCGCATCAGGCTCCGGGGGACCGGGCAAACGGATGTTGGGATTGAGACCGGCCATTAGGTATCCTCCAAGGTCTCCATCTCGGCAACGAACCGCTGAATACCTTCCTGCGCTGCATAGTTATCAGATTTTGCATGGATTTCATAGCGCCTAACGAAGTCATGGGGCGATCTTCCCCAAACCTCGACAGAATAGACCGTTAAGCCTTTATTGTCGGGCGGCGGCTCTCGAACAACGTCAACGGTGGCATTGGCTAGAACGCGAGGCATTACAGTTCCCCAAATTTGTTCTTATATTTCATCAACATGCCCTCCAGCCTTTCAATGGTGTTGTTGGCTTCCATCATTTTAAATATGTGTTTTTGGTTCAAATCATTAAATTTCAATTTCCATTCTCTTATGTCTTTCAAAGTCTTTTCATAGGTAGCCTGCAACTCAATCATCCGATCAAGTAAATCACCCGGCTCCAATTTTGCCAATTTGAACCGTTTTAGCTGGAACAGATTTGAAAGAGCTTGAATCATGCTAGTTCTCCCATTGCTGATTAGGACTGCACTTAAAACACTGGTTTGATTATAAAATCATCGCCATCTTTAAGCGCATTGAAACAAAGTTCAGGCCGCGAAGCCCAATCAATCTTACGCATATCCTCAAAAACGTTTTTTCTAGCCCATTCTTCAAAACGATCCCATTGCTGTTAATAAAAAACTTTCATTTTGAATGGTTTTCCTTTTTCATGCAAATTGTATCCCCCAACGGCCAGATCGTCCCGCATGGCCCGGTCAGGATCAATCATACCAAATAGTTTGGCCGCTCTACGTCATCTGACAACAAAACAGAAGCAGGAGGTCTGTTGCCGCTCCAAAAAAACCTTGAATATGCGTCTTCCTCATGCGCCTTGATCCGACTTTCAATCGCATCCAACCAAGGATTGTGCGTCAAATTGTCAAGGTCGATTGACGGCATGATTTCATCAAACACATCGAAATTCCGACGAATTTCCTGATCTGTAATATATAAGCCAGACGTTTCCCGGCTCCAGCGCACAAGACCCGCATCATAAACCCAAACATTACTCAGCGGCTTGATCCTCATAATCGAGTCCGCCCGCACAATGGCAGGGGCGGCAAACAAGCTGGCCATGCCAGTTATAAACCCACGTCGAGATGACAGCATAAACCCCTCCTCTAAATCCCATACAATGGCGGCGGTGTTTTATGCGCCGTATAGTCCTTCGATTGATCTATTTCCGCCAAGCGCTCCGGCGACCGGGTCAGCAAGCCCAGATCGCGGAGGTGGCGCACACTCTGGCTGGTTGAATCAACCAAATCGTCATTTTTACCCTTTGGGAATATAGCAACTTGGTTGATGACCATTTCCGCCCATTCCTTGTCGGGCGCGTAAACCATTCCCTCGGCGAACAAATGAGAAATAGAATGTAATCTAGCCAATTTGTCAAGATTACCGGGGTTGATAAGTTGAACGGCAAAATCCTCATGACCGAACAAGCGCCTTAATTCCTGAGAAACGCTTATTCCCGATGCCTTACCTTCGATCAGCAATTTATCAATTTTGTAATCTTTGCACACTTTTGCCACGCGAAGCACAAGATCATTTATCTCAAGGCGCTCTTGGAAAGCATACATCAAAATGATTTTAGGCACCGCGTCGAGCTCGCTGGAGTATTGCGCCGTTGGCATTTCCATGCGCTTCCCATACCTGTCCACGTTTAACGTTGATCGCGCGTTTGCGTCGCCAGCAAACACACCCCAAATGGTGAGGGCTGAATAATCGTTTTCCTGCTTAGTGGTGTAAGCTGTATCCAGCGACGCGATGACATAGGAAAGCGGCGGGAAAACGGGATCATTCCACAGCAGCCAGTGCTCGCGCTTAATAACTCCACCGCCAGCAGGTTCAGGGCGCTGTTGCAATTGCCCAGCGGCGGCATATGGACCAAGCGTCTTTTCCAACTGCTTGACTTGCTCATCATCGAAACGCTCGGGCCATAAAAGTTCGCCCGGAACCGTTCGAGGGTCTTTCCAAAGAATAGGCTCTCCATCCTCCGACTCTTCAGCGGGCACGAGAACCGTGTGAAAAGAACGATCAGGTTCGTATCTCATGGGCAAGCAAAGATGCGTCCAATCTCCCACCTGTTGTTCAAGAACATGACCGGAAATATCTCGTTCATTAAGCCGCTGGGCGACAACAATGCGGCAACCTTGACCGGGCTTTGAGTTGTTCAGTCGATTATACCAAGCAGTGTTCCACCAGTTGATCGCGCCTTCCAGCATGGCTTCGCTGTTGGCTTCGGCGGCGTTATTAAGATCGTCGCCGATCAAATATGATCCGCCAAGGCCGGTTGTCGAACCGCCGACCGAAACCGCGATACGCGCGCCATTCTTATCGGTCTGGAACCGCGTCTTGGTGTTAACGTCGCCTAATAGCTTAAACCTATGCCCCCAATGCGCTTGATACCAATCGGATTGGATAAGCGCGCGACATTTAACGCTATCCTGCAACGAAAGAGTAAGCGCATAACCGGCGCAAAGGAATTGAGCGCCAGGGCCAAGCAACATCGTATTGGCCTGTTGAGCCCAAACCCACGCCGGGAACATCGTGCCAACCACGGTGCTCTTCGAGAAGCGAGGCGGGACGTTTATCAGCAGGTTTTGAATGTATCCGTCAGCCGCCGATTCTAGGTGTTCGCATATGGCTTGAAGCGCGTATCCACCATGCGCGAATGGCGCGCTATCAATGTGCGGCCAAGCGGCGACAGTGAAGTCGTAAAGAGAAGCCTCGAATACTTCGGATTCAATTTCAAGTTTGCGCGCGCGTATTTCGCGCAGCGTCGCCTCGCGATCAATCGACTTATCAAGCGTGATCGCGGGCATCGTCAGCCCTTCGCAGCGCCCGTCTTGATGAGCGCCTTCTCAAGCGCCTCAAGCTCCTCAAGCGACAGACCAGACACGTCCAACTTGTTCGTGTTCTCGGTCTTGATCGGGCCGCCGTTGGGGCCGGTAATTTCTTTCCGGTCAACCTCGCGCCATCCACCGCGCGACTTCATCCAAAAGATGGCGGACGCGACAGAACCAGCGCCTTTTCCCGTGGCCATGCTAAATAAATTTTGCGCCACCTGCGCGTTCATTCTGGCGGTCGCCGTGGCAAGTTCCTCGCCATAATACTTCCGAAGCGTTTCATCGCTAATCCCGACGATCTTGGCAATTTGATCATGCGTCAAGCCAATGCCGGCCATGAGCGTGACCTGCTTGCGATCCTTGTCGGTCGGTTCATGCGCCTTACGAACCATTTTTCATCTCATCAAATGTCTTGCCCGTAGCCTCGTGAACGGCCTTCTGGCCGGTGAAGTCTTGCCAGCGCGTTACGATCACATCGCAGTATTTCGGGTCTAGCTCCATAAGGCGTGCGTGGCGTCCATTCTTTTCAGCGGCAATCATGGTCGTACCAGACCCACCAAAGCTATCAAGAACAATATCGCCGCCTTTAGTGTTGTTAAGGAGTTGATATTCGAACAACGCCACCGGCTTCATGGTCGGATGCTCGCCATTGCGAGAAGGCTTGTCAAACTCAAGAATAGTGGTTTGCTTTCGGTCGGTGGCCCAAAGATGCCCGGCCCCTTCCTTCCAGCCATATAAGCACGGCTCGTGCTTCCACTGGTAGTCCTGCCGACCCATGACCATGGCAGACTTCTTCCAGATCAAACACTGGCGGACCTTCCACCCGGCGTCAAACGCCGCTCCACGGAAGTTGTAACCCTCCGAATCAGCATGCCAGATGTAGAATACCGCGCCAGGCTTCATGACCGAGTCGGCGGCAACATAAGCATCCCGCAGAAACTGCCGAAAAAATTCATCATTCATTGAATCGTTTTGAATAGTTAATGCTTTTTTGGTCTTGCCCTCATAAGCAACGTTATAAGGCGGGTCTGTCAACCACATGTCGACCTTCTGCCCGGCGCACAAACGCTCCAGATCGTTAATACTAGTCGAGTCGCCGCACAGCAGCCGGTGGCCGCCTAGCACCCAAACGTCGCCCAGCACCGTTACCGGATCAGCGGGCGGCTCAGGAACCTCGTCCGGGTCCGTCAGCCCCTCAGTTGGCTCGGCCAACAAGTCAGCCAGCAGCTTGTCGTCAAACCCGATCAAATTCAGATCGAAACCTTCAACATTAAGATCGCCCACTTCAACCTTGAGCAAGTCCATATCCCAGCCGGCGTTTAGCGCAAGCTGGTTGTCTGCCAGCACGTAAGCCTTCTTCTGGGCTTCCGACCACCCGGCTGCTACCATCACGGGAACATCCGAAAGGCCTAGCTTACGCGCCGCCATAACGCGACCGTGGCCGGCAATGATGCTACCGGCCTCGTCCACCAGCACGGGCGTCGTCCATCCCCACTCACTGATAGACGCCGCGATTTGAGCAACCTGCGCATCGCTGTGGGTTCTGGCGTTGCGCGCATACGGAATAAGGTCGGAGACTTTGCGCCTCTCGACCTTATCAGCTGGCCATTCTTTCTTTAGGGGGCCAACTTTGGGCGCGTTCACGCAAACTCCCTTTCAACAGCCGACTGCCCGAGGGGCAGATCGGCGAGCATCCCTAGGGCGGCCATGTAAGTGTCGATCAGGGCCTGCTCGCGCATC